TACGCTGTCCATATATAGCGCATCGGCGTTTATATCGATCGCGTTTTTATTCACAATAAACAGGATGTAGAGGATTTCTTAAAAAGGAGAGCGCTGGAAGCATTCAAAAATGCTCATGAGCTGTTTTATTACAGTCCTACCTACGCAATGGGAATCGAATGCGAGAGGTGCGCGGGAGTCCTCCATGATAAACACGGGATGTCCTGGGATGAGATAGAAGATCTTGAAACTAAGATATACCAGGAATACGAAAGGCAGCTGTAACGGCTGTCTTTTTTGTATGGGAGAAAAGTGAATAAAATACTGCCAAAATAGAGGAGAAAGGGGGCGAAAACGGATGGCGAGAGCGAAATATCAAGAGTGGATTAACGATCCGGACAAAAAAACTCTACTGTCCGGATGGGCCCGCAAAGGATTGAGCGACCAGCAGATCGCGAAAAACATAGGAATCTCAAGGTCTACGCTGAATGAATGGCGGAAAAAGTATCCGGACATTTCGGACACATTAAAAAAAGGGAAAGAAGTAGCAGATGCGGAAGTTGAAAATGCCCTCTATCTGAAGTGTATCGGTCACAAGGTGCAGCTCAAAAAGACTTTTAAGGTCAAAAAGATAGAATATAATGACGCAGGAAAGAAAATCAAAGAGGAGGAGAACCTGGAAACAGGAGAGGATGAGGTATACATTCCTCCGGATACAAAGGCGATCATCTTCTGGCTAACCAACCGGATGCGTGAAGACTGGAAAGAGCGACAGAACACCCAGATGGAGCAGGAAGAAACCGGCGTGATCATGCTTGCACCGGCGGATGTGGAGGGAGTGAAAGAGAAAATTGAACACTATAAAGCCGAAAAGCTCAAGAGTGATATGGCAGCCGCAGCCGAAACAGGCGATCATGATGAGCAGAGGGGAAGATGAGGCGCTTTACGGCGGGGCAGCAGGCGGGGGAAAGTCGGATTTTATCCTGGCGGAAGCCCTGCGCCAGGTGCATATCCCGCACTATAGAGGAATCATCTTTAGAAAGACCTATCCGCAGCTCACAGCCCTGATAGACCGCTCTCGCGATATTTATCAGCCAGTTTATCGGAAGGCTCGATACAACGAGACGGGGCATGTCTGGAAGTTTCCCAGCGGCGCAAAGATTTACTTCGGATCCATGCAGTACACCAAGGATCGAACAAATTATCAGGGAAAACAATATGATTTCATCGGCTTCGATGAGCTCACGCACTTTACTTGGGATGAATATTCCTACATGGTTTCCCGAAACCGTCCTGCCGGTCCGGGAACACGCGTCTATATGCGTTGTACAGCCAACCCGGGAGGTGTGGGACATGGATGGGTCAAGCAGTACTTTGTAAAGGCCGGAAAGCCATACGAGACAGTGATTCATGAGCATGAAATTGTGGGAAAGAACGGGCAGAAGCTTCGGATGTATCGAACGTCCTGCTTTGTCCCGTCAACGATTTTTGACAATAAAGAGCTGTTAAGCAATAACCCCAATTACCTGGCGGCGCTAGCATCTCTTCCGGAAGCAGAGAGAGAGGCTCTTTTATATGGCGATTGGGACAGCTTTTCCGGACAGGTATTCGAGGAGTTCCGCGACAATCCGGACGGCTACGAGACCCAGCAATACACGCATGTCATTAAGCCCTTCCGAATCCCGGATGATTGGGCGATATATCGTGGCTTTGACTTTGGTTATGCTAAACCGTATTCGGTCGGCTGGCACGCGGTCGATCACGAGGGCTGTATCTATCGTATCAAGGAGATGTATGGATGTACCGGTACCCCGAACACGGGTGTCAAGATATCCCCGGATGAGATTGCGAAGCAAATCAGAGAGGTAGAGCACGCCGATCCGATGCTTAAAGGTCGGAAAATCATAGGAATCGCCGATCCGTCCATCTATGACGAGTCCCGCGGGGAATCTATCGCGGCTATGATGGAGCGCCAGGGCGTTTATTGGTCGCCGGGAGACAATACGCGACTGGCCGGAAAAATGCAATATCACTATCGCCTTGCGTTCGATGAGAACGGCAGGGCGATGTTCTACGTGTTCAATACCTGCAAGGACTTCATTCGGACGATCCCGGCGCTGGTATATGACGAGAGGAAAGTGGAGGATATTGACACCACACAGGAGGACCACATCTATGATGAATGCAGATATGTCCTCATGGAGCATCCGATCGCACCCAGAAAGAACATCATTCGTGAGATTCCGCAGGAAGATCCGCTGGATCTGTATAAAGAGAACCGTATGGTATTTAGAGTATAGGAGGCACACATGGAAGAACTAAAAGAAAACCTGACAGAGACAAGAATCGGAGAACAGGAAGCCCGGGAAGCGCTTGCAACACTTGAAAAGTATAAGCGCGGTAAAAAAACTCTGGATGAGCGCCTGATTGATAACGAACAGTGGTGGAAGATGCGGCACTGGGAGCGGTTTAAAAAGAAAGACACGAACAAAGAAACCATAGAACCGGCGAGCGCCTGGCTGTTTAACTCTCTGGTAAATAAACATGCTGACTTTATGGACAACTATCCTGAGGCGAACATCCTGCCGCGTGAGGAATCAGACAAGGAGACAGCTAAAATCCTGTCTGAGGTGGTCCCGTACATCATCGAGAGGAATGGATACAAAGCAGTTTACTCAGATACGACATGGCAAAAAATCAAGATGGGGACCGGAATCTATGGAGTATTTTGGAACCCGCAGAAAGAGAACGGCATGGGAGACATAGAGATCCGGCGCTGTGACCCGCTCAAAATGTACTGGGAGCCTGGAATTGATAAGATTCAGGACTCCAGAAATCTGTTCTATCTGGATACGATGGACACGGACCTGCTCGAACAGCTCTATCCACAGCTCAAGGGAAAGCTGCAGGATACGCTGCTTGACATCAAAGAATACCAGACAGATGACTATGTTGATAACACCGGAAAGTCGCTGATTGTTGACTGGTATTATAAAAAAACAGTTGCGGGCATATCCGGAGGCGTGCCGGTCACGAAGACCATCCTGCACTATTGTAAGATCTGCAATGGTCAGGTGCTCTACGCTTCAGAGAACGATCCGAAGATGCGAGATGGCTGGTATCAACATGGCATGTATCCGTTTGTGTTTGATATGATGTTCCCGGTCGAGAATAGCCCCTACGGATTCGGATACCTGGACACAATGAAAGACTGCCAGGAATACATTGACAAATTAGGACAGGCAATTTTAAAGAATTCGATTGCGGGCTCGAGACCGCGCTACGGATGCAAGGATGGTGCAGGATTTAATGAGCAGGAGTTTACAGACCTTTCCCGGGATATCGTGCATTATGTCGGAAATAGGGATGATTTACAGCCGCTGACGGTGGCGCCGCTGCCCTCAATCTATTACCAGGTATACCAGGGGAAAATCGAGGAGCTGAAAGAAACATCAGGCAACCGAGACTTTTCGCAGGGTGCCACAACCTCCGGCGTCACAGCCGCATCCGCGATCGCAGCGCTGCAGGAAGCAGGGAGCAAGCTGGCGAGAGATATGATTGATGGCTCATTCCAGGCACATCAGGCAGTGATTTACATGGTTTTGGAACTCATCAGGCAGTTTTATACCACACCCAGAGTCTTCCGGATCACGAATAAATCGGGTGTAGAGGAATTTATCACGATGGATAACGCTGGAATGCAGCCGCAGGCGATGTCGATTGACTTCACAAATATGATGGCACAGCGTAAACCAATCTACGATATCACAGTCACCGCCCAGAAAGCCAGCCCGTTCACTAAAATCTCACAGAATGAGCTTGCGAAAGAGATGTATAACCTTGGATTCTTCAATCCTCAGCTCGCCGACCAGGCTCTTGCCTGCCTGGATATGATGATGTTTGACGGCAAAGAGGAGATCATGCAGAAGATCTCACAGAATGGAACGATGTACCAGCAGATGCAGCAGATGCAGCAGACCATGAGCCAGATGGCCGCGGTGATCGCCCAGAGCACCGGAGACACCCGCCTGCTTGATGCGGTCGGAATGATGGGACCGGCAGAGCAGCCGATCGTGTCCGGTGGCAGCACGAAATCCTCACAGCTGGATGCAATGGGGAACGCCACGAAAGAAACGGTAAGCTCTACCGCCGGAAAAGCCAGAGCCAGGGCAGCAGAGGCAGCCACACCGAAGGGAGCGCAGTAATGACGAAAGTAATCGAACAGAAAGATGGAGATACGATTGAATTTATCATTGACGGCCACGCTGACAAGATAAACCCGGATGAGGGGAATATCCTGTGTGCAGCCGTCTCAATGCTGGGGCAGACGCTCATGGAATGCTTATGGAAAATAAAAGCAGATGCCAGAATGGAAAGCCGCGCCGGATACATCCAGATTCTGTGCCGCATGGAAGAAAATGAGGTGGAAATCAAGCATCTGTTTGACTTCGCAAAAACCGGATTTTTGCTTTTAAAATCAAGGTATCCGGAGCATTTTGACCTGGTGGGAGAATTTTGAAAAATAATATGCCAAAATACAATCATAGACACGCCGGAGAGACGGTAGGAGGCAGCTGGAGAGACAGACGGACACGCCGGAAAGACGGCAGAGGACAAGCTGGAAAGACAGCCGACACGCCGGAGAGACGGCAGATAGGCACGCCGGAAAGACGGCAGAAAGGAAAGAAAGATGATTAGATTGAACCTCAGAATGTTCGAAGGTGGAGAAGGAGGCGCAGCGGGAGCGACTACAGGAGCCGCACCGGCAGAAAACCAAGCGCAGCCGGCAGGAACACCGACAGAAGGTGAAAAGCCGGCCGAAACGATAGAGGAGACCCCGGAGGAGCGCGCTAAGTCCTATAACGACCTAATTAAAGGCAAATTCCGCGACATGTACGATGCAGACGTGCAGAAGGTAATCAAGAGTCGTGTGGGCGAAATGAAGCAGATGCAGAAGCAGATGCAGGAGCAGTCGGACATCATCGGATTGATGGCCAAGAAGTACGGTCTTGCATCTGACAATATGGCAGATATTCGCACAGCACTGGAAAATGACGACATGTTTTGGGAAGAGGCAGCAGCCGACCAGGGCATGACGGTAGACAGCTACAAGAAGATGATGAAGCTGGAAGCGGAAAATGAATCATTCCGGAAAGCCAAGGAAGAGGCAGAGCGCAAGAATCAGCGGGATGCGGTATTCCAGAAATGGGACCGGGAAGCGGAAGAACTGAAACGATTCTACCCGCAGTTTGACCTGCAGACGGAAATCCAGGATCAGAGATTCCTTGACCTGATGGGCGCAGGCATCAATATGCGTACAATCTATGAGACTCTTCATCATGATGAAATCATTCCGGCACTGATGCAGCAGACAGCCAAGGCAACCGCCAAACAGCAGGCGGCAGCCGTGCAGAGCGGTCAGATGAGACCGGCGGAGAATGGCATGTCAAGCCATCCGGCAGCGCAGATCGTAAAGGATCCGGCAAAGATGACCAAGGAAGAGCGCCAGGAATACGCCAGAAGAGCAGCAAGAGGGGAGATCATTACATTCAGAGAGTAGGAGGATGGAATGATTTACTTAGACTTAAGATTATTTGATGATGTAACAAACACAACCGGTTCGACCGGGACAGGAAACGAACTCAGCCATGAGATGAAGACGTACTATGACAAGACCTTGATTGACATTGCGGGTCCGCGTCTGGTACACGATCAGTTCGGTCAGAAACGACCGATCCCGAAAAACGGCGGTAAAACAATCGAGTTTAGAAAGTACACCCCGCTCAGCAAGGCATTAACCCCGCTGACTGAGGGCGTAACTCCGGAAGGCAACAAGCTGGATGTCAGCATCGTGACGGCGACCGTCAAACAGTACGGTGATTATATCAGACTGTCTGATATGCTGCTTATGACAGCGATCGATAACAACCTGGTGGAAGCCATGAAACTCTTGGGCGATCAGGCTGGTGCCACTCTGGACACTGTAACCAGAGAAGTCCTCAATGGCGGAACGAATGTACAGTATGCAGAGGGACAGACCGCATCGAGAGCCACTTTAACCCAGAACATGAAACTGACCGTCAAGGCGGTTAAGATGGCAGTCAGAGCGCTGAAAAAACAGAACGCTCCGAAGATTGACGGCTGGTATGTCGGAATCATCCACCCGGATATCGCCTATGACCTCATGGAGGATGAGGAGTGGAAAGATTGGCACAGATACACCAAGCCGGAAAACGCTTACCAGAACGAGATCGGAGAGATTGGCGGCGTCCGTTTTGTAGAGTCCACCGAAGCGAAGATCTTTGCAAAGGCAGGAGCTACGGGAACAGGAAGCGATAAGATCGACGTATACTCAACGCTGATCCTCGGTGCGAACGCATATGGAATCACGGATGTTGAGGGCGGCGGTCTTGAAACGATTGTAAAACAGCTTGGTTCCGGTGGTACAGCCGATCCGCTGAACCAGAGAGCAACAGCCGGATGGAAAGCCACCAAGACGGCGGAACGTCTGGTAGAACAGTACATGGTGCGTATTGAGACAGGAAGCACATTCTCGGAAGGAAAGGGGAACTAAATGGCAGCGAAGAAAACGGAAGAAATGACCGAAGAGGTAAGAACGGAGGAGACAACCGAAGAGGTAAAAGCCGAAGCAAAACCGGAGGAGAAGCCGGATGATCGGGTAAATGTCTACCTGATGCGAGATTCTGACAAGTACAAGGGTGATGTCTTTGTGCAGGTGAATGGTGTGGGATACATCATCCAGCGCGGAAAGAATGTAAAAGTTCCAAAAGCGGTTGCTGAGGTGCTGCAGAACTCCCAGGAACAGGACTCCAGAACAGCGGAACTCATCGACCAGGAAACGGAAAAATTCGAAAATGGTTTGAAGATGCTGATCTAAACCGGACGGGATGCGTGCGTAAACACGCATCCTGTTTTGAAAAAGGAGGAAGAGATGATAACGATTGAGAATAGACAGATGTTGATTCCACGCGGAGAAGAGATAATCGGAACCAGCGCGGACAACCTGTGTGACACTAGAACATTCTCACTCCCGTGCATATCTGCCACTCTTTTAGATTTGTCCGCTCTGAAATTCTTCCTCGATTTGGAATATGCCGATGGAACCAAGGACACGGATTCTTTGCAAGCGACATATGAGGATGCTCGCATCCTGCTCCTGTGGCAGATCCGGAATACACAGCTGCGCGTTCCTGGGGCGGTTTTTATTGCAATTCGAGGATATGACGATACCGGGACGATGCGATACACATCATACAAGACGCCGGTATACGTAGAGGATGCAATCAACACCCCGGAAGGAAAACCGGGCTTGAGTGAGTTTGAACGCCTGGAAAAGGAACTGAATGCAGGTCTTGAGAAGGCTGAAACAGCCACCGAGAAAGCGGATACG